GGACTTATTGTAGAACCAGGTATTCAACTTAGAATACCAGCTGACGGCGAAGGCGCCAGAGCATTATTTGAACAATTAAATGAAGAAAGATAATGTCAGAGAAATTAGGTTCATCAATATCACCAGATCTCTCTAAACAAATACAAGCACGAGAGGCTAAATTTGGAGCAGCTACTAGAGATAAAGCTACCTTAGAGTATCTTAATTCTAATTCAGCATGGGTTAAACTACGTTCAAGTGTTAATATTGTAAGTGGTGATGTTTCAAAAAAATTAAGAGCTTACGGAGGTAAAAAAGATACAACCCCAGGTACATCTACAATAGCGGAATCATTAATACTAGCAGGCGGTACTTTACAGGGTACTGAAAATGAAGTCAACGTAAAAGGCTCAAGAGGCCGTTCAGGTATTTCTTTTAATACTAAAACCTCTGGAGGTTCAGGTGCTTACCATAATTCTTCCATGGGATTTAAACCTATGCCCGGTATAACTGATGTAACATCAAAATCAAAAGGTACATTCGGTACATTAAGAGAAGCTGAGGTATCATTTAAAGTATGGTCAAAAGAAGATTTAGATGATATCGAAAGAGTATACTTTAGAGTAGGGTATAGTGCATTATTAGAATATGGTCACTCGGTATACGTTGATAATGATAATAATATCAAAACTTTCACAGATGCTAATACCGTAAATGCCAATATGTGGTTTAGTCAACAAGGTAGCCCTAAGGCTATTGATATGGGAATAGATTATAATAGAAACCAGACTAACGGTAACTATGAAGGTATATTTGGCTTTATTAAGAACTTTAGTTGGAAATTACAGAAAGACGGGAGTTACGATTGTTCTATAGATATTATATCTAAAGGAGTAATATTAGAAGGGTTAAAAGAAAGTAAACCAACTGACCATTTAACACCTGATGAGCAAGCAAAAAGAGATAAAGAACAAGGCGAGAAAAATAAAGAGGATAATAAAAGTAATTTCCATACCATAATGAATGGATTGGAGCAGCAGAAAAAAGGCTTCAAAAGAATAAAAGCATTTTTAAATAAATCTAATTTAGGTTCAATGGGGTCTTTAATGGAAGATAAAGACGTTTATGGAATGGATGTAAGTGTAGGAAGCGGATTAAATTGGGTAACTAAATATTTTAACGATAATATATTCTGTGTATATCTACCTTTATCAATAGTATTAGATGCTCTTAATCAATTTGAATTACCAAAAAATCATAAAGGAGAAATTGTATGTGGGTTTGATATAAATAATAATGAAGAATTTACAACATTCCCAGGACATTATAGCAATAATCCTTTAGCAGCACTACCACCAAAACCTCCTACAGGTGATTTTAGTTTTGCTCAAATTAAAAGAGAAGATGTACATAGCAACTATTCAGGTGTTTATAAACCAAATAGAATATTAGATATTATGATCACTTCACATTTTGTTAAAACTCAATTAGAATCTATACAAGATTCAACTGAAGTATCATCTCAAAGTTTATTCGATTTCGTAAAAAGGATGTTAAGTGCTATAAATTTAACATTTGGGGGTATAAATAACTTAGATATATTTTATGATGAAATAAATAATGTGTATAAAATAGTTGATAGAACAATGCCATCTGTTAGTACGAAACCAGAACGTATAACAATTAACGGACTTTCTTCTACCGTACTTGATATAAATGTTACTTCTAAAATTAGCCCGAATATGGCTTCTATGGTATCAATAGCTGCTCAAGGTAATACTGGTAATTATAGCGAGAATTTAGATAGCTTATTAAAATGGAATGCAGGGTGTGTTGATAGAATGTATTTATCAAAACAAGTAACAAAGAAAGAAGAAGCACCAACTAAACAAGATGAAAAGAAAAAACCTTTCAAAGAAAGATTTGAAGATGCTTGGAAGAACATGAATAAGTCAGATGTAGTAGACCCTGAGAAATTTAATGAAATGAGACCTGAGGCAACGTCTGATATAGCTAAGAAGATTACTATATATAGAGCAGATAACAACAAACCAGCTGGACTACCTGTACCTATTGAATTATCTCTTACATTAAAAGGATGTTCATTATTTAAAATAGGATCAGTATTTCAGTTAAATTCTACTATAATACCAGATAAGTATAAAGATTTTGGATTTTTAATTTGTGGTACTAATCATTCGATTGGAACAGATAACCAATGGGTGACAGAAGTATCATGTAAAATGTATACAGTATAATGTACATACCTAAACATAAATTAATCGTAGGAGGAAAAGTCCCTGGTAAACTAGTGGATATAAAAACTGGTAGACAATACTTAGGTAAACAAGTTAGAGATCATAAAGGCAATTATTATAAAGGTACTGAAGTTACTAGTAAATCAGAAAAACTTAAACTTGTTAAAGATATAGATGCTATTGAAAAAGCAACAGGTTTAATAACTGTATATAGAAAACCTACAGCTGAAGAGTACGTTAAGGGAGAGTATATCAGATACTTTATAATGGATTCAAGATCAAGAAGAATAGTAGAAACTGATAAAGTAGGTTACTTAGCTGAAAGAAAAGATAAAAAAAGATATAGAAAAACTATGAAATTAGTTTGGTATATAAAAGGTAATCCTGAAGATCAAATAATCAATGGTTATGAATATCCAGGCATTAAATCTAAAAATGCAGATGTAGCTAAACAAGCTGATAAAGTTTTACCAGGAATATCTGAGCAAGTCTTAAACGATACAGCACAGTTTGTAAAAATATAGGTATTATTTGCTCGTTAGAGAAATTTTACTTATATTAATAAAAAAGGTTATTTAAGTGTTTTATATAGTTGAGCAAGAAGACAAATTACAAAATTTACAGAATTTAATTAAGTTAGGAGTTTACGTAGATGTTATATCATCTAACGATTACTATCATCCTAAACTTACTTCTACTGTAGCTGTCTACGTTAGACTAATTGATTCTCATCATGGATTCATTATTCCTATAAATCATGATGAAGGCATTAACGTTTCTAAAGACCGTATCTACGAGCTTTTATTATCTGCTAGTAAACTATATACATTAGATAAGAAAGCATTGCTCTATCACTTTAATCTACAGGATGCCATAGATCTATCATTGTTATACTCAATGACAAAGTATGAAAGATTAGAATATTCTAAGGATCTATCTACAATTAATTTTTTCTATAATAAATTTCAAGATTTTAAAAATATAAATGAATTAATACCTTTATCAAAATTATATGAATCTTGCGAAAAAGCTTATGAAAAAGTTCAAGATATAATTAAATATGATATACCTTCTGGATTTGATTTTTATAATAAAACTGCTACTAATGTATTCTTTTTATTAGAACAATCAGGACTTGGAATATATTATGAAGAATTTAATAAATTATTTAAGCCAAGAAATCCACTATATAATACTATCGATAATAAAGTTTTAACCTCTTATAATTTATACAATGCTACATCTAGACCTACTAATGCTTTTAATTCTGTTAATTTCGCTGCTATTCCTAAAACTGAGCAGCATAGGAAGTGTTTCCATCCGACCAATGACTATTTTGTTGAGTTTGATTTTGATGGCTATCACTTGCGTTTACTTTCTGAGCAGATTGGATATGAACTTACCGATGAATCAGCTCATAAGCAATTAGCAAAACAATATTTTAATAAAGAAGAAATCACAGATGAAGAATACAATCAAGCTAAACAGATTAACTTTCACGCAATTTACGGAAAGATACCAGAGAAATACGCTTTTCTCGACGTGTTTGAAAAAATCGATGGATTTATCAAAGGTCTATGGACCGAATACGAAACTAACGGAAGAGTCTTGGCGCCAATTAGTAATAAACCGTTCACTAAGGCGTTAAAAAATATGAATCCTCAGAAGTTGATGAATTATATTATGCAAAGTTTGGAAACCTCAAGAAACATTCTTATATTAAAAGAAGTACTTAGGTACCTACAAGATAAAAAAACAAAGGTGGTACTCTACACCTACGATGCCTTACTGTTTGATTATAGCAGAGAAGATGGCAAAGAAACATTAGAGAATCTACAAGAGATCTTAGAAACGGGTAAAAAATATCCAGTAAAATTTAAATTTTCAAAAGATCTCAGTTTATAGAACAAAATGATATTTATATGAAAGATGCAAGTGTTATAGAGAAAGAGTTCGATTACGATATCGATCCAATATATTTAAATGAAGATATGAGTAACAAATTGTTTTGTACCTTCGCTACAGAAGAGACGTTAGAAGATATTCTGGGCACCATACAAGAAAGGTACAATATTATCTATAATAAAATTTTCGTTCTATATTCAAAATCCCAAGACGAGTACATCTGTACTTATAATGTAGATTTCGGTAATGTAGGACAGTTTCTAGAGAACACTATTCTCGTACATAGAAAAAAAGAATCCAATACACTGTATACAATAAACGCTCTTAATACACTTATTAAAGAGTTAAATGGAGGAGAACTAGATACCTCTTATAGAGTCAATTGGGCTGATTATAGAAATTGTATACTCCTTACCAAAGGACCTGAATTAAAAAGGGTAAATACCAAACTTTATAAGATACTAGAGTTGGATAATTGATATATTATTCTTATATTATAGTATTAACGTTAAATTAAAATTAGTTATATGAATTTAGATGCTATTAAAGCGAAACTCGGCGAGTTGAATAACAACGGTCAGACTCAAGAAAAAACTGACTATTCAAAGATTTTTTGGAAACCTGAATTAGGAAAGCAAACTTTAAGAATTGTACCTTCTGCGTATGATCCAACATTTCCATTTAAGGAATTAAAGTTTCATTACGGTATTGGAAAGTATCCTATGGTTGCTTTATCAAACTTTGGTAAACAAGATCCTATTGAAGAATTTGTTAAAGAACTGAGAAAGACTAATGACAAAGATAATTGGTCACTTTCAGGTAAGATTAATCCTAAGACTAGAATCTTTGCTCCTGTTATAGTAAGAGGAGAAGAAGATAAAGGTGTAAGATTATGGGGATTCGGAATCACTATTTATAAAGCATTATTAGCTTTAGCTGAAGATGAAGATGTAGGTGATTATACCGATGTAATAAATGGATGGGATTTAGTAGTAGAACAACAACAAGGGAACCCTTACCCTACTACAACTGTTAGAATTAAACCTAAACAAACTCCTTTATCAGATAATAATGATTTAGTTGATACTTGGTTGAAAACTCAACCCAACCCAACTGAGGTACATACTCAGTACGATTATGACTTCATTAAGAAGCAATTACAGAATTACCTAAACCCAG